CTCTTTTTCTTTTTGGCATTTAATTTTTTAAGATCAGCAGCCGTGATCTTGTTTCTGGGTGGAGCAACCGCAGCAAGCTTACGTTGTTTTTTTGAGTAAGACTTTAATGGCATTACAAGTCATTACCGTTAATATCACCATTAGTTATAAAACTAACATTTACAGTTTCAAGATCACCTGTTGCTGCACTTAAACTAGTTCCTGTAATAACCCCATCAAAAGTTACCTTATTAGATCCATTAAGAAATAGCTCAAATTTTGCATCTGCTGGATCACTTGATTGTAAAACATCTCTTAATATTTCACCTGTTGCATCAGTAGCGGTAGCAGCAGTATATAGAAAATCAACACTTCCACTGCCAGAAATTAAACCTCCGATAAATTTCCTAGATGTATTACCATGAGCCGTAACATCTAACGTGTCTTTTGTTATGTCAAGTGACCAGCCTGTGGTTGAAATAACTGTTGCAAGAGCCTCTGATCCATCTTTAGAAAACTTAACAGAACCTTCTTCTCCACGAAAAAATGCCATGATTTAAAGAAAATTTAACTTATACGATTATATTACCGTGAAATAGGGTTTTTTACAGTTATTTTTTCTTCTTAGTTGTCTTCTTAGTTACTTTTTTCTTTTTTCCCTTTTTAACAGAAGCAATATAACCTTGACATCGTGCCATTGCATGAGATTTTGCCATTTTTAACTCCTTTTTTTAGTTTTTTTACGCCTATGTTGATATGTTATCTTCTTACTACTTGTTTTTTCACGTTTAAACCTAGCTTTTTCTGCTGGTGTCATCTCTCCTGCAGTCTTAGGTGTCTTACTTGATACACGTTTACTAGGACGACAGGCAGGATAGCCTCTTTTTTCTCCTTTTTGACGACCACAAGGTTTACCAGTCTTAACATCAACCCAGTTTTCCTTGAACCAACGATCTAAACCACCTCTAGTCTTTGTCGTAGGTTTACTTTTTCTTCTTTGTGGCACGTTTTTTCTTCGTAGTGGTACTTTTTTTACTTTTTGAATAGCCAGAAGCAGTTCTTCTTTGACCATCTGGTCCTTTTACATCCCCTTTGCATACTTTCACCGCATAAGCATTAGCATAAGCCGAAGGATATACCTTAAACTTACGCTTCGCTGCTGCTTTACCTCTGGCACATAAGCAAAAAGGGTATCTTAGTATATTCTAAACGAAGTTTGACCCAGTGTCTCAGGCTTCGCCAAGTTAAATTGTTGTAGACAAAGATAACCAAAAGCATCAAATGCATGATCCACACCTAAATTCTTATTGGGTAAACCTGTATTAGGTGCATAAGTTAATGTTCTAAGTGCCTTTATCAGTTCTTTACAACGAGGATGTATCAAAGTCCTTCTTTCACCATTAGCGTCAAACAAGGCAGTATTGACAGCAGTGATCTTATCTCTGATCTTCCAGGGGCTTTTAGGACTCATAACAGTAAAACCATTACGTCTTAAGATCGTATGATCTGTTACTCCCACCCCTGATGTCTTTCTTGCACTTCCCGTTGGGTCTGGACAAGCAATAACTCTACGATCAACCCCATACCTTCTAACAACCTCTTCTGCAAAATCCCATGTGGTAGCACCTCCTGTAAGCATAATCTCATCAAAAACGTAAAGCGTATCATTATGCTTCACCGCGCAGATCCCCGCCATAGGATCTACGTTGAAATCCAAACCAATTAACAAAGGAAGCATATGTAAATCTTCTACAGTCTTGTCAATATTGTCATCAGCAAAGCTAACAGCAACCAATCCTGTAAGATTCTCAAAACTTGCCTCAAATTCCTGTCTAAATGTCCTCGCATCCAACTGCCCCCTGGCTGCCTCAACCTCTTCTTTCGCTACATTACCCCCCTCTATCGTAGTAAAACTCCACCTTTGCCAATCATCCCATTCCCTTTCACCACAAAAACACCACATATCATAAAACCAACTCGCAGTTCCATCTGGAGTACTAATAAACAATGCCCAACCCTGTTTATCAGCTAAAGCAGGTCTTATAACTTCAGCCCATACATCTCTATCCATAAACGCAGCCTCGTCCAATACAACACCAGCAAGACTTCTACCTCTTAATGCCATCGCATTTTCAGTACCTTTCAATTCAATAGTTGATCCATTTATCAATTCCAGCCTCAAATCAGTTTCATTCTTTGCCTTTACCCATACTTTCGGCACTAATCTTTTCAATTCTTTCCATGCAATATCCTTCGCCATCCTATATGTAGGTGCACAATAGAAATAAACCTCTCCTGGTCGATTAATGGCACCTCGTAGCAGTTCGATACACGAAAGATAACTTTTTCCAAACCTTCTGCCCGCAACCAGCACCCTAAATCTCTTATCACTATTAAAAACTTCACCCTGTGCATAACGTAAACTTATCTCATTCTTCTTTTTTCCACTGACAACCATAAATTTAACAAAAAATACAACTCATACCCCTCCTTTATAGCCTATTTCAACACTTTTAAGTTATCATTCAAAATCAAGTCCGTGACTGATTCAATCTTACCTTCAAATATAATCCCACCTATAGCTCAATCTAAAAAAAGAGGTACTCCTCGTTTCGTTGCTCGCTCAACAGCAGAAAAAGTTCAAGAAAGAGCACAAAGACTCTACTCCCGCCAACTAAAAGGTCTAACAACTCGCCAGCTTGTAATAGAACATTCAAAAATTGAACAAATATCCATAACAACAGCCTGGGATGACTGGAATCGTGTAAAAGTTTGGAATAATGAAGACTGGGATAAAGATAGAGAATCAATGCTCCCACGCCTACAAGCCATGAGAGTACGTCTATTTAACCAAGCAGTATCCAAAGGTCAATTACAAACAGCAGCACAGATCCTAGACTCTCTAGGCAAAGTAATAGGTGAATCAGTAGAAACCGTAAACATACAAGCTCCAGAACTCTCAATTAAGGTAGAACCAAAAAATTAACGGGAATATATTTAAGTTGCCCGCCTTGTAAATAGCAATGTAACATTTGCTACACTACCCCCATGTTTATGTGATATCACTTTGTATCATATAGGGTTGACTCTGATATTACTTTGTGGCATACTATTAGTAAGGTAAAAAATGAGCATGTACTATTGCCAATTTTAAACCTACCTTCCTTTTGAAATTCTCTATCAGGTAACCAAGTTTTAAAATTTGTTTATCAGGTAAACACAAAAGGAAATAACAAAAAAGAACCTTGAAAATTTAACTTTCCTTCCTTTATTCCTTCCTAAAAAAATGATTAAAAAAGAGATCCAATTTTACAAAAAAAATGTATACGGCAATGAGAATCTTTATTTAAAAGATGAAGAGGACTTTTGGATTTTAGGGTTAACAAATACGTTAACTTTATTACCTAGACACATTGCCAATTTGAAGTCAGCGGGCTTTGAGTTTGTAAGAGTATTTGAGGATTAAGACAATGAGATACAACTTAATTATGATAATCCTTGGATTATTTTTACTGTCATCTATTGGCAATGATCCATACCCTTACAAAACTATTGAAGCAAATCAAACAACATTAAGATCATGAAAACAAAAGAACCAGATTATTTCAAAACTCATTTATTTTTAGATGATAGCGAAGCTGCGGAGATCTTGGAAAATATCCGAGATCTTCAACACTTGGAATCATTTAAATATTTGAAGAAACAGATTGTAAATTATTGGGAATCAACAAAAGCACTTAAAGAACTAGATTTGCTAGATTAAGCAATAATACCTACTAAGAATAGTAGGTATTTTTTTTGATAAATTTTTTCAAAAAAAAAAAAATTATTTAATAAAAAAAAATAAGCTTATAAACTGAACGCAAAATTGAATGGATTTTTTGAATGCAAATTGAATGTTAAAATTGAATGCTATTTGATGACAGTTAATGACATAATACGTTAATATTAAATAGTAAACTATTTTTATTCTTAGTTATGAATTATTTAACTTTGCTACCTGCCTACGGTAGAGACTACAAAAGTAAAAAAGCTATTATTGAACATTTAAACAATGATAGGGATTTTTTAGAATCCACTAGTTTAAAGCCTATTAATAAACAACAATTTAAAGAACTTAATATCAGCTCTTTTAATGTTCGATATGATCAGCAACGAAAAATAACAAATATCAATATTAAGGATTTAAAAAAATGAATATTAAAACAAATAAAAAAATAATTCTCTTAGTACAAGGATTAATGGCACTTAGTGCAGTTGATAATCCAAGTGACTTAAGAATAGTTAAAGATGCATTATTTAAAGCGAAACAAGAGCTAAGGGATGATGAAATATTAATTGCTTATTATGCATTTGAAGTTCAAAAGGGATATATGGACTTTTTAAAAGAAGAATATAAAAAAATTAATTAAATGTTTCCTTAAGGGATCTATAAAAGTTCCCTTAATGAAAACATTTATGTTTTCTTCCTTCCTATAAAAATTTAAGATTATGCCTGAAATTATTTTCTTGGATGCATCAAACAATAAATCAAAAAAAATTGATTTGAATGCAACAAAAAAAGACATTCAAAAAGCAATGAATGAAACTTTTTTAAATGAAAGTAAGGAGAATTAAGATAATGAATGATTTATTAAAGTTATCAATTGGCAATGCTAAATTAGATAAAAAAACAATTATTTTTGACATACCAGCGGGTAAAACTTGCAATAATGGTGCTAAAGATTGTCACTCATGGGTAAATGTTGACAGTAAAGGCAAAAGAACAATTAAAGATGGTAAAGATACTGTTTTTAGATGTTATGCCGCTAGTCAAGAAGCTTTATTTACTAATGTATATTTAAAAAGAAAATATAACTTAGATTTATTATTGAATGAATTAAAACAAGATATGGGCGTATATAAATGCAGTGAATTAATTAATAAAAGTATTCAAAAAATAAGAACTAAAAATATAACGAAAATAAGAATACATTCAAGTGGTGATTTTTTTAATAGTTGTTATTTAAATAGTTGGTTAAGAGTATGTGAATTAAACCAAGATTTAAAATTTTATTGTTACTCAAAAAGTCTTAACTTTTTTGGTACTAATAAAATTTTACCAAGCAATTTCTACTTAACTGCAAGTATGGGTGGTTTACATGATCGATTAATCCATATGGGATTTTTTAAAAGGTATGCAATAGTTGTGAATAGTGAAGCTGAAGCAATAACAAAAGGAATAGAACATAGAAATAAACCTTATTTGATAGATAAGGATGATTCAAGTTGCTTCAAACCTGATCCATTCGCACTATTAGTTCATGGAGTCCAACCAAAGAAAAAATAATATTTATGTTATTTAATTTTTAAATAATAAAAAAATAAAAAATTAAATAAAAAATCAAAATTAATTTTATTAGTTGAATGTTTTGAATGAATTAAATCTTGAATGTCTGAATGTGTTAAGTCTGAATGAATGTAAATGAAGTGCTTGATCCTTGACATGAATGAACTAGTAAACTATTATATGCTATCATATATATTACAAACCAACATCAAAAAACATGAAACTATCACAAGTCAAAACATCTATGACTGTTGCATTAATGAAATCAGTTCTACTTCAACAGTCTGGAGATGAAAAAGCTTTTGCCCAGATGGACAGAGACATAACAAAACAATTGAATGTCGTAAGTAAATTTCTTGGTAATAAATTTCTACAAGAATGCATGACAGATGCCGAAGATTGTTTAGAAGATGGTGAGAAGTTTGACAGGATGATGAAAAAATTTGAAAAGGTAGGTTGCAGATTTAGCGAGAATATCAATTAAAAATAATGAAATATAAACAACAAATAAAAAATATGCCAGTAGATACTTCTTGGTCATATGAAAATGACCGAGAATGGTTTATCAGAGAATGCAGTAATTTAGCTTTTGGTGAAAATACTATAGAGCGTGGTTATTCAATGGAAGAAGTA